CGCGACCCTACGGCGGAGCCGGAGCTTTTCAGGACTACCGGGGCGAAATCCAAATGGAGCTTGTGGACGGCATTAACGTCATGTTCGGGAATCCGGCGGACTGCCGCGTAGAGCGGCAACCGTGGATTCTGCTCGTAGGCCGCGACCGCGTGGAGAACTTGCGCCGGGAGGCGAAGCGTTACCGCAAGGCGGGAGGCGTCGAGGAGATAGTCGCCGACGAGGACGACGACAGCGCGCTCTATGTCCTGCTCTACACGAAGGTCAAGGAGACCGTACACGTCACGAAGGCCACGCGCGAGGCCGTTATCTATGACGACATCGACACGGGGCTTTCGGTGTACCCGGTGGCCTGGGGCAACTGGGAGCGACAGCGCAACCAGTACCACGGGCGGGCGCTGGTCACGGGTCTGATTCCCAACCAGATTTTCATCAACACGCTATTCGCCACGGCGATGCGCCATATCCAGCTCATGGCCTTCCCGCGCGTGGTCTACAACGCCGACTTGATATCGGCCTGGACGAACGAAGTCGGACAGGCTATCGGCGTGCGCGGATTACAGCCCGGACAGAATGTGGCGTCGGTGGCGGGTACGATTCCGGCCTCGGAGATGAGCGCGCAAATCTTCACCCTTATCGACAAGACCATGGCCTACACGAAAGAATGTCTAGGCGTCTCAGACGTACAGCTTGGCAACGCCAGCCCGAATAACAAGTCCGCGCTGGCGCTCTTGCAGACGAACGCGGAAGTATCGCTGGAGAACATCCGCGCGGGGCTGCACGAGTGGGTCGAGGACATCGGGCGCATTCTGCTGGACATGATGGGCACCTGTTACGGCACGCGCCCGCTCGTCACCCGCCGCGACGGCGAAACCACCGTGACAGATTTCGATTTCCGGGTCTTTAAGCGTCTCTGGCTGAATCTCCGCGCGGACGTAGGCAAGGCGACGGCCTACAACGAATCGGAAATACTCGAAACGCTGGACGCACTCCGCCGCGACGGCGTACTGACCGCCGTAGAGTATCTCGAACGTGTGCCCGACCGACTGTTCCCGCGCAAGGCCGAATTACTCGACGAACTCCGCGCCGCGCAAGTAAAACCGCTTGACAACAGGAAAGGAGTAACCCCATGAACGAACCGAAGGCAGTAGCCGCGACGCCGCAGGGCGTAGACCTTGACACGCAGGGCGTAGCCGTCGACGCGAACCCCGTATCGCAGGGCGTAGCCGCCGACGCGAACCCCGTACCGCAGGCCGTAGCCGCCGACGCGAACTCCGCCCCGCAAGGCACCGCGCCGGACTACCGCGCCATGTACGAGAACCTCCGCCGCGAAAACGAAATCCTCCGCCACAACGCCGACATCGCGCAGCGCGCGCCCGTGCAGGGCGTATCGGGCGGCGGAGCCGTCGCGGCTCCCGTCGACGATTTCACGCGCGGATTCGACTCCGACACCTGGGGCGACTGACAGAAAGGATGATTGATTTATGCCGACTCCCGCCACTGTAAATCTGGCCTCCCGCTACTCCGGAAAGGTCGACGAGCGTTTCGCGATTGCCTCCCAGGCCACGCTCGCGCTCAATCAGGACTACCGTTTCGCGGGCGTGCGCACCGTGAACGTCTACTCGATTCCCACGGTGTCCCTCAACGACTACACCCGCGCGGGGACTAACCGCTACGGCACCCCCGCCGACCTCGCCAACAGCGTACAGGAACTCACCGTAACCCGTGACCGCGCGTTCTCGTTCATCATCGACCGCGCCGACCGCAATCAGACGCAGATGGCTATGGACGCCGGGCGCGCCCTCTCCCGCGAAATCCGGGAAGTCGTCGTGCCGGAATACGACACCTATATTTTCCGCAAGATGGCTCTGACCGCTTGCACGAAGGGCAATACCGCCACGACCGCCGCGACGAAATCGAACGCCTACGAACTGCTCCTCAACGCGCAGGAATCGCTGGGCAACCACGGCGTGCCGGACATGGGGCGCGTGTGCTTCTGCTCCTACAAGTTCGCCAATCTCCTGAAGCAGGACCCGGCCTTTATGCGCTACGGCAACGCCTCGCAGTTGATGCTTGCCAAGGGCGTCATGGGCGAAGTCGACGGCACCCGGATTGTGAAAGTCCCGGCGTCGCGCCTGCCGACGGGGGCGGAATTTATCCTGACGCACCCCGTCGCCGCCTGCGCGCCCAAGCAGTTGGAGGACTACAAGATTCACGACAACCCGCCCGGTATTTCCGGCTGGCTCGTGGAGGGGCGCGTACTCTATGACTGCTTCATCCTCACGGAGAAGGCCGACGCGGTCTGGTACCACGGCACGGCGGTCTC